AGCTACTCCAGTTCCTCCGACAGTTCCAGTTTTTCCAGTTCGGACTAGGAGCGCAACGTGGCTAAGCCTCCTGCGAATACCACCGAATTGCATCGGACGATAGAGGTGCTGATTCTGTTCAACGACTGGCGGAACGGCGGTTCATCCAAGCGACCCGAATTCCAAGACATCAGTGCCGCTCTAGACCAGGCCATCAGTGTGCTGATGCAGGTTGAGAACCTGATTCAGCAGCGCGACCGCCACAACACCGAGATCGCATATCGCGGATTGAGCAACGCCGCGCGAGTAGTGGTTTGAAGTTGTTGCGGGGCTTAGCAGTGTGGATTTCTACGAAAACAGCATTAACATAATCATAGGTGATAAATGAGCGAATTATTCAAGAACAGCCACGAAGCATTGGTCTTTGCATTCAACTATTCGTCGCAGCAATACGCGTTGTCACCAATGGCAAAGATGATGAAAGTTGGGGTTGTCGGCTCCGGCAAGGGTTTGGTGTCACAGGACGGCGCCGGCCAAGCCGGATTGATTCGCGCGCAGGTCGAGAAGTTGAGTCCTGAACAGCGGGCATGTATTGTCGCCAGATATTCGCGGCGATTCGAAGAATGCCAGTGCTGCGGCAGTCGGGATATGATGCTGCAGGAATACAGAGAAGCCATCGCGACGCTCGGTCAGTGGGCTGTGAGCACGTTCACCGGAATGTCGGTGCGGACCGCGCGAGAATACGTTGTTCGCTTGTATTTCGAGAAAGGTTTGACAATCAAGGCTGTCGCCGAGCGGTCGAAGGTCGGAAAGAGCACGCTGTACGACTACAAGTCAAAAATCCTTGAGAAATTAAAGGATCTCGATCATAGCGCACAGGTTGCTATTGGCGAGATGGTTGCTGGCATGCTTGAATCGGAATGATCGTCTACCTCGACTTGTCTGGGAATGAATAATTCATCGAAATATTATTTTGCTTATGCTAATTGATTGCAATAGAGTAAGGTTTGGTTTGCCACTTTAAGGTGCAATCATGAGCATGATTTCAGAATTTGCCAAAGTTCCCGACGTCATCTGGTCGGGAGTTATAGCATCGGTGCTAACGCTGAGCGGGGTGTTGCTCTCGAATTGGATCACATTGAGGGCCCAACGACTGCGCTTACGCCACGAGGCCAGCGAGAGTGCTCTTCAACGCAAAGCATCTTTGCGCAGGGATGTCTACTTGGCAGCTGTAGATGAATTTGTTAGGGCCAGTGCGTATCTCGCCTCGGTGACGAATCGGTCAATCTCTGACGAAAAAACTGACGAGGGGCTGGTTAATTTATTCATCGCGGTGTCGCGTCTTCAGCTGGTGGCCGGGGAAAAAACGTCAGTAATGGTCAATGAGTTAGCGGCACATTATTCGCGAATCCAATTGGCCATATTGCCGAAATTGAGTCCACTTAAAGTTCTGAAAGCCGATATTGAATTTCACGATACGCTTTACGATAGGACTCAGGTCGAAATCAAACGAGTTTTGGCGTTGATGACACAATTCGTCGAGTCAGGTGCGACTGACACGGCACAATACAGCCGTCTAGCGGTCAGTGCTGAGAATAGCCAGCGTGAGGCCGAGAGAATAGACTCGGCGCGTCAGGATAAGTGGAAGAAATACCTGCCAGGCCAGCAGTCACTTCTTAACGAAATTCTCATAGACCTACAAGCAATTCAAGTGCCAACTCTCAAAGTTCTTGGTGCACTGCGTGACGAGCTCGAAATTGGTGGGAGCATGGATGAGTTCATAAAATTGGTGGCAAAGGGCGATGCAAACGTAATCGCGAACGTTGATGCCGCGCTGAGGGAAGCGCAACAGGCCCCGACGTAAGTAAAACTCAACGCGCATTTGCCGCGAGTTTGCGTATTCCTGTAAGGTCGACCTCGTTCGCAGAGAGTCATTGACCGGCTTGATTGTTTTTCCAGTATGGACCATACGTATCAATGGATTCGTGAGCCCACGTGATGTCACGCACGACGGACTGCTGACTTGTGTACTATTTCCAACGTTACAGTAACTGAGGCCACGTTGAAACAATGAAATCGCTGAATGACGATGATAAAGTTGCGCTTCGGGCCCTAGAGAAAGAGGCGGATGACGTAATGCGTGAGCTAGGCCCTATCATGCACCGCATAGCCGACGCTAGGCGTATCTTTGCTGGTGCGCCATCAGACGAGGCCAGACGGAAGATGGAGGCCGTTGAGGAGGAGGGAGCGGTCGCCAACGAACGTTTTCACAAAATCACGGAAAGAATGGGTGCTTTGCTCGAACTGACGGACGACGAGCTGGAAGCGATCAATGATCACAGAAAGTCTGGCGATGCCCCTCCTAGATACCGCCGAGAGGAATTGACCGCCGACCGAGTAGCCCCTGCAGGAGAGAGCGTCGATGCTCTGCTTGCGCGATCGTTCGACAGGCTGATCAGCCTAATGCCGCCCACTAAGTTGAACGAATACCTCGCATTGGAGTCTGGCCCGCCTTGGCTCAAGGCAAATGATGGCCTCCTGTCGATAGTCAAAGGAGTTGTCCCGGAAAGCGAATACCCGCAGATACACCGTTTTGCGCAGTGCGTCCGCGAGAGCAACGCGTTGCTCTCGAACGACACCAGCTACGACATGTTCGCTGGTGCCAGTCTGATACCACAGATTGCACGGCTGGCCGAGCGACTCGGAGTGTTGTCGGAGATACCAGGTGCCATGAAGCGGATCCGATCGCTTTGGCGACGCCCTTCTGAAGAAGTGGATTCGACAATGTTCGAACTGCTGGTTGCTGCGGGATGTGCAGTCAAGGGGCGATCGGTGGAATTCTTAGAACCGCGGGGCGGTAAGACACCAGACTTGAGGTGCCATGATCCTTATCCACTTGTCATCGAATGCAAGCGCAAACGGGCCCTAACGGAATATGAGATCGCCGAAGAGCGCGCCATGCGGAAACTTTTTGACAAGCTGGATGCGGGGGCAAGAGGCACAGGCATGTGGGGAACGTTTTCGCTACATTTATTTGTCGAGGCACGGTCCGCTCCGATTGATGAAATCGTCGCTCGTTTATTGCAGTTGCGTTTCGCAGGCAACAGCAACGAGCGCGAAACCTTTTCATGGGGGACGGCCGCCTACACGGAATCAGTTCGGCTGGTGAGTATTGGGAGTCACACGCGCATGTACTCACCGGTGATGCTCAAGACTATTTTCGCATGGAATTCCGATCTTTCAGAATGGGATGGTGTTGTCTGCCGTATCCGAAACTATAAGGAATCAGTGGCGGACGTGGCCGAAGAACCTGTCGGGCTGTTATGGGTAAATAGCAGTGAGCAGGCGATCAAGAAACGTTCGTGGGGGCCGATGTCTGCATTAAGCGAAGCAATCGAGCAGATCACGCCAGGCGAATTTGGAATTCTTTGTGTCGCCTATCAAGAGGGAGCCCGCAGTGCGATCGCCGACATGCGGACATTTAACTTCGCTGAATGGTTGAAGGAGTCCAATCATCCTGCGAATATACGCGTGCCGCTCGCGCGAATCTTCAGGTTGTATCCACGGCCGCTCGAACATGGTGCACCCGACTTCATAGAGAGTTCGATGAGCTTCATTCCGGACTATGGGGATGATGTGCTTCCGGGACTGTTTCCGTCGACTGTCATCGTGCGCTGATGTGCGCTTCCTCCCGCATCCGTGGTGTCGGTGCAATTTCCACTTTGTACAAATGTTCATTGCAATATCGGCTCGTTTTCTGCCCGTCGCAATACATGTCAGTCGGCCATTTACCCACCCTAACATCAGCATAGCTCAACGCGGACATCGCATTAGTTCAGGCGACGCCGACGCCGTGTTCAGTTCGCAGGATAAATTGTACGAATTTGCTTGCGCCGGAAAAAACAGTCCGGTAGAATCCTTTTTCATATACACGTCATTGGTGCGACTAGTCGAACTGATGGCGGATATTTGAGCAGATTCTTTCGCGGCGCGGTCACTTTGCAGATAGCTCTGGATTGTGCGAATCTCCTCAAATATCAGAACTTAGCAAAGCCCCGTGCCTTCATCGGTCCGGGGCTTTTTGCATTCTCACGCATGGCGATTGTGACACTACCGATGCATGGACCTGAAATCCATGCTTTTCGGTCGCCATCCGTGAGGGTGACAGCCGGTTAAGTAGTTCCAGTAGCGCGTGATGTATCAGTGTCGATTAATGGACATAGCGCGCTCCGCAGTGTTGCGGAACAACTGCCAACGCTTGCCGCCGCCGCTTCAAGGGCTCCGCGCGAAAAAATGCGAATATGCTTTGCGGATTCCCTCAACCTGTCTCCTCCACGTGCTACCAAGCACCTGGATTGCCGTCTTGCTTAGCTGCACGACGGCTTTTTTATTTGTGGGGTTTGAAAGTCTGATTTACCGCGGGCAAGCGTGAGGTGCGCCGCCAGCCTTCCAAGCTGAGCTGCGAGAGTTCGAATCTCTCTGCCCGCTCCAATTCCGAGGTTCACATGGAGCACATGCAGCACCCGTCGAACAATGCAGTGCTTGGCGCGCCAGTTGGCTGGGATCAAGGGCAACTGCCGTGCAGAGCGCTGCCGATTACTCGGACGGAATGGGACGGTCATCCTGCCGTTGTATCGTTCTGGCGCCCGACCGTTGAAGAGCTGGCCTTGTTGACCGCAGGCGGTTCCGTAGCCCTGTGGCTCATTGGTAACACCATGCCGCCCGCGTCACTGGCGGTAGAGCCGGTCTGTTCCATTCCCCCAGGGTAAGCACTGGTGGAACCCAAGCCGCTGACCCGCATTGAATTGCGGCAGCGGCTTTTCTACTCACGGGGTTTGTCATGACGATCATCTCGATGACGGTGTCGATCCGGGTTGCGTGGTGGCTCAAGTGGTACCTGCGTGGTGTGATTGCGATGAGTCATTTAACTGGCCTGCCTCCGAACGAGAAGCGTGTTCTTCACTGGAGCATGAAGGCGGTAAGCATTCATGCCACGTAGGCCGAAGTCAATCTGTCGGCAGCCTGGTTGCGGTGCGTTGCTTGAGGCGCCAGGGTTTTGTTCGAAACACGCCGCGGCTAAGCAGAAGGCGGATACTGAACGGCGTGGCACTGCTCACGAGCGAGGGTACACCAGCGCCTGGTCGAGGGCCCGCTCCCACTATCTACGTGCTCACCCACTCTGCGTTCGTTGTGAACAAGAGGGCATTGTCGCAGCGGCCGCGGTGGTTGACCACATTGTGTCGCATCGACTGAAGGAAGCCATCGATAGCGGTGACGAGTCATGGATAGCCAAAGCGAAGGCACTGTTCTGGGACAGCGTGCACAACTGGCAGTCATTGTGCAAGCGTCATCATGACATCAAGACCGCCAAGGAGGACGGCGGATTCGGTCGGAAAGCGAAGCATTGATGTATGGAAACTTGGAGCAGGAAGCGCTGGTCGGGCAACGTCGGCGTCCTTGATGTCGTTGGTCGGGGACGCCTGTGTGCCATCTGCCGCGGCGGCGACCATCACGAAGATCATTGCGATGAAGCGCCTGAGCAGCCGCACGAGCAGGCGGCTCCGGCGCCCCAGAATGACGCTGTCGACGCCGCCCCGGGCCTCTCAAAGGGGTAGGGGGTGTCAAAAGTCTGGAGGGCATCGTCCGGCAGACCGTCCGCTTCGTGAATTTTTCACACCCGCGTAATTAAAAATTGAAAGGTTGACCGATGGGAGGGATCGCCACGGTCCCTGGCCGCGGTCGAAAACCGAAGCCCACGGCCCGGAAAAAGGCCGCTGGAAACCCGGGGAAACGTAAGTTAAACACTGTTGAGCCCGATTTTGGGCTTGTCACAAATATTGATCCGCCTGAGTGGATCACGGGCGCGGCCCGCGAGATGTGGCTGCGGATTGCGCCGTTGCTCTGCCAGCAAAAGGTTTTGCAGGCGAGCGATATTCACAATGTCGAGATTTTCTGTATGGCGTATGGCAACTGGCGGCTGGCAAGTATCGACGTGGCCACCAACGGCATCGTCGTACCTGGTGCCACCGGCGGACCGACGAAGAATCCGGCTTTGACTGCGTTGAATGAGGCCGCGAAGCAAATGGCCAGTTTCGGGGCGCTGCTGGGGCTGGATCCGACAAGCCGATCGCGAGTCATAGGTGGCGGGCAAGAAAAGCCGAATAACCCGTTCACGGGGTTACTCAATGGCTAAGGTCGCATCGTATCCGCGCGTCGCCCAGGCGAGCAAGTTCGCGCAGGACATCGTGAGAGGCCGGATCCCGGCCTGTCGCTTCGTCAAATTGGCCTGTCAACGGCACTTGGACGACCTGGCAGCCAGCCGTACGTCCAAGTTTAAGTACAAATTTGACCCAGCGGCTGCGGAGAAGAAGCTCAATCTCATTGAGTTGTTGCCTCACACAAAAGGGGAATGGGGTTTCAAGCGGCAGCTGGTGACTCTGGAACCTTGGCAAAAATTCGGGATTGCGTGCACTTTTGGCTGGAAACACAAGAAATCTGGCTTGCGCCGGTTCCGTGAGAGCTATTGGGAGGTGTCGCGCAAGAACGGAAAATCGGTTATTGCCGCCGGCGTCGGGTTGTCCATGTTCATGCTGGACGATGAGTTTGGGGCTGAGGTGTATTCCGGCGCCACGACCGAAAAGCAAGCCTGGGAGGTATTCCGGCCGGCGCGTTTGATGGTCAAGCGCACGCCAATGTTGATGGAGGCGGCCGGCATCGAGGTCAACGCGTCGAACATGAATTTGCCCGCAGACGGTAGCAGATTTGAACCGTTGATAGGTAATCCGGGCGATGGTGCATCGCCATCGTGCGCGATCATTGATGAGTACCACGAGCACGATAGTGCCGCCCTGTATGAAACGATGTTGACGGGGATGGGAGCGCGCAGGCAGCCGCTGGTGTTGATAATTACCACCGCCGGCGCAAATATCGAAGGTCCTTGCTACGACAAGCGGCGCCAGGTGATCGAGATGCTCGAGGGCACGGTGCCTGATGACGAGCTGTTCGGCTGGATATTTACTATCGACGAGGGTGATGACTGGACCGATCCCAAGGTGCTGGCAAAAGCCAATCCGAACATTGGTGTGTCGGTCTTCCGGGAGTACCTGGAGAGCCAGCAGCAGAAGGCAATACGTACCGCGCGGTTCACTAATACCTTCAAAACCAAGCATTTGAATGTCTGGACGTCGGCCAAAACGGGTTACTTCAATCTGGAAACTTGGCGCGCATGCGAAGACAAAACGTTGTCGCTTGAGCAGTTTGAAGGGCAACCCTGCATTCTGTCGTTCGACTTGGCTCGCAAGTTGGATTTGAACAGCATGGGGCGAATTTTCTGGCGCGACATCGATGGGCGGCGCCATTACTACAGCGTAGCGCCGCGTTTCTGGGTTCCCGAAGACACCGTCAACAACACCGAGAATCGCCGTATGGCCGAGCGCTACCAGGCGTGGGTCAACTCGGGATATTTGACGGCCACGGATGGCGCGGAAATCGACTATCGGGAAATTCTGGCCGAAGCGGTTGATTCCAACAAGTCGGCGCCGGTACTTGAGTGTCCTATGGATCCGCATGGCGCGACTAACTTAGGCCATCAGCTGGACGACGAGGGCCTGACACCAATTACGGTGATCCAGAACTACACGAACATGAGCGACCCGATGAAAGAGGTCGAAGCGGCAATTATGGCGGGGCGTTTTCATCACGACGGCAATCCGATCATGACCTGGTGCATGAGCAACGTCATCGGAAAGCATATTGCAGGCAATGACGACATCGTGCGCCCGATAAAGCAGGGCGTCGACAACAAAATCGATGGCGCTGTGGCGCTCATTATGGGGACAGGCCGCGCGATGCTCGCAGACGGGGAACCTGATGAGGATTGGACGAGCGACATCATCACTGCCTAATAGGAAATAAATGAGTCAAACCAAAACGAAGCCAGTCGGACGCATGAAGACAAGCGTCCTAAAGTGGCTGGGCGTACCTATTGCTTTGACCGATAGCGATTTCTGGTCCGCATTTTTAGGCGGCGGTGGTTTTACTGGTCGGCGCGTGACCGTAGACGCCGCGTTGCAGCTTGCCACTGTCTGGGCCTGCGTTCGGCTGCTGTCCGAGACAATAGCAACCTTGCCGCTGAATTTTTTTGAAAAAATGCCAGACGGGTCGCGCCGGCCTGCGACGGATCACGCGTTGTACGATCTTTTGCACAACCAGCCGAATGCAGACATGACTGCCGTGCAGTTTTGGGAGGCGATTATTGCCAGCATGCTGTTGTGGGGCAATGCCTATATCGAAAAAGCTAAGATCGGTAAACGTATCGTTGCGCTCAATTTTTTACATCCAGGCCGTATGTTGAAGCGTCGCCTGCTCACCGGGGCCATGGAATATACCTATCGCGACCTTGATGGCACGCGGCGAATCATCTCAGAAGACGAATTGGTGAATATCCCGGCATTTAGCTTAGACGGGGTCAACGGTTTGACTCCGATGTCATACGGCGCGAACGTGTTCGGCGCCGCAATGGCGACCGACGAGGCAAGTTCAAGAATGTTTTCGAGCGGCATGCGCGCCGCCGGCTTCGTCAAAGTGTCCGGGGTGTTAAAGAAAGAGCAGCGCGAGGACCTGCGCGCCAGCATCAAGCAATTCGCCGCCGGCGGGCCGGAGGCAGGCAATGTCATGGTGTTGGAGAACGATTCCAGCTACCAGCAACTCACCATGAATCCCGACGACTCACAAATGCTTGAGTCTCGGTCCTTCAAT